AAACTCCTAGGTTTACTCCTTTTTGGACTTTCAGTATCCGTATTATAACAGTGAGGAAGCCTCTTTTGCAATCTATTGTCCAGCTCCTCCCAGTACTCCGGTGTGGCTGGATCCCAACCCTCGTCGGCCATCCGCTTGTCCACGACCCTCGCGATCTGGGTATCTTCGTCGTTGCCGTTGGCGTTGTACCACGGATTTCTCTCCATCCAGGCGTTAGCATTTCTCACCAACTTCGGGTTAGCCGGCCCTGAATCCTGAGTGGAGTTCTCCACGGCCTTTTGCTTGACCGCCTTCATAGCCTCGATCTTTCTACGAGATTCGTACCACCCCTCCTGCGCCTTGGTGAAAGCCTCCCCGTTGGCGTTGTTTATGGCTTCGCGCTTCTTGGCCTCAAAGTATTGGTACCGCAGCTCCTCGTCCTCGATCGCCTTGTCCAGACGGGCAAGATCCGAACTGTGCGTCTTGCGCTCCACTACGGCCAGACGCTCCATCAGCTCCTGATTCTGCCGCTGCAGCATCGCGAGCCGGTGGTCTTTCTCCTCGTTCGTCCGCTTGATGTACTCTTTCTTGGCCTTTCGCCGAGCACGTCGCGACTCGCGAATAGCCTCCGTGTCGTCCGGTCGATCCACGTCGCCGGCGTCATCACCACCGTCATCCTCCTCCTGCGAGGCCGAAACCGTGTCCTGCTCGACCCGACCAGCGTCGTCCGCGCCCTCCGGTTCGACCATTACATCCCCCGGTAACTGAACGGTAGCTGAGCCGTCCTTTTCTTCGACTACCGGAATCGATTCTTTCTTGTCTTCACTCATACAAATGCCCTCATAGCTAGCGGATCACCCGTCACCTTAGCGATGATCTCGTGATCATTGAGAATCATGAACAACGCGGGGTCCTCGATGTCATCCTCGCCGGGGATTTTCACCTCCCAACGGTCACCACCCCACTTCGGCACCCGGATATAATCACCGGGCACGCACCAAGACCCCTCAGGCCAATCCTTCATGGTATCGCGGTGCTTGAACGCCAGGGGTCCAATTTCGATGACCTTGGCGACCATGTTGTTCCATTTCTCAGCCTCTTTGGTCTCTTCAACCAAAATAATTCCCGCTGCCGTGGCTTTCTTTTTAGTACGACGCAACTGAACTAGTATGCGCCCACCAAGAGGTTTAGCACCGGGGTCTACGCTCGGAAATGCCCAAGCTAATTCAGCGGCGTTAGCCGCTACCGGTTCACTCATGTTCGTCTTCTTCCTTCATAAGACTGTTTAAAATATCCAGAGCCTCCTGAAGGCCCTGATACTGACCTACCATCCGGTGGTAAGACTCCCAGTTGACCGCATTACCCGCAGCCAGAGACGCAGCTATTTCAGCCTGCCTAGTCTTGACCCCCCCGATGAGGTCGCTCAATGTGGCCATTATTTATTCTTTGCTTGTGCTAACCCTCCTTGCTTATTGTTAGATTTCGTCGACCCGCCGCTGGGTTGCATCGATTGCCCGTTGAGCTTCTCGCCCATAGCAATTCGCTTGTGTTGCGGCACATTCACACTTTTTTGCTCTTGATCACTAGTTGCCATTTACTGCTCCTTATTGCAGTGGGTTACGAAAAGCGTGGTCCAATATGGTCTTCTGCTGATCGGACTTCAACCGAGCTGCGTCCCTCGTCAGCCTCGCAGTCTCAATCCGCTCCTTCATCTCCATATCGCCTGTTGCGATAGCGAGTTTAAGCTGTAACTCCTCCATCGCCAACTCCTTCTCATCCTGCAGCTTGCGCATATCCATCTGGATCTTAGCCGCCAAGTCCTGGCCCTTGAGCTGCATTTCGGCCTGATCACGAGCCTGCCTGCGCTGAGTCTCAGCCATGCTCGTCTGCAGAAGCACTTGCGCATCAGGTGGCATATCGGGCTTCGGCTTGAACTGCTGCGCAGCCTGCACCATCTGCTGAATGACCGGCAAAATCCCGTGCAGAGTCTGCTTTGCGTCCATTTCCACATGCTGAGAGGCAGTGGCGAAAAGCTTATCCACGGGCTTCGGATCATTTAGCAAATCATAATCTTCCATCTCATTGCCCAGACTCGCACGAACGTAGCCGTTCATCCGATTCAGATACCACAGCGCCAAATGCTGCTTGATATGCTCGATAGCTTTGGGCAGAAATGCCGGTGCCAACACTGGGTTACCGCCGAACACCGGATCTCTGGCGTAATCCAGGTGCGCCTGTAGATGCCCCAGATGATCCTGCTCAGGGTACGCGAACGCCGCCTGACCAATAGACATGGCCACATTCTCGTTGGCTGCGTCGAGCCTTTCCGGCGACGGCACATCGATCATCAACTCGTTTATTCCGGGCACCTTGATCTGCTTCAAGAAGCGCTGAATCACAGCCCGACGGTTGAAGAGGTCCGGGTTCTTGTCCATCATGGCCAAAACCGCTTGGGTCTGGGCCATTCTCTGGGTCTCGGAGAAGATGTGCGGGTCCGAGACCGGAATCACGTCGGTAGACCTCGCGAAATCCTCTCGCTTGATGTCCAGGTCCGCTACAACGTCACCCCGTTGCATGTCGTCCAAGTACCAGCGATTGATGCGCTGCAACACCATCAACACCTTCGCCTGCGACTTGTGCAAACGCGAGTGAATCGACGAAAACACTGCTGCGCCCTGCTCAATCAGCGCCTGCGTGGTGCCCACGGGCGTGTTGCTGGTTACATCAGCGATCTTCTCTTCGGCCGTGGTGACCACACCCTTAGCCGCGCTAGTCAGCCACCCGAGCAACTCGAACAATACGGGAGATGGCGGGTTAAATGGCATCGGCATTGCCAGCTTGCGCACGTCGTCCACACCCGGTGCGGCCTCTATCTCCGCGACCTGCGTTACTTCCACCTGCTGAGACTGACCAGAGACCTTGGCCCCCTTCAGCTTCAGCAACGTCGCCGCGTTATTGATATGAGCCGAGTCCAGCAAAGCACGCAACGCCCCCGTCGCTGCCGCCGATAGCCCACCCACCAAATGTGGCAATCCTACAGCATACACGCCACGCCAAGGGATGAATTTGAACTCGACGATCCAGTCGAGTTTAGTCATCGTCTCGTCGCCCTCTTCCCAATTGCGGTACAAGCCAACGACCTCAGTCTCCAACTCGTCGATCATCAAAATATATGGCGCCATTTCGCCGCGAGTTATCGGGTCATCCTCTAACTCCAGCCACGTGTAAACGTGATATACGCGCCGCAGACCATCCTCATTGTCATTCGGATTGCGACCCTCGATCTTGTCGTTTGCCTTTTGAGCCTCAGTCGGCTCCGGATCCATCGTCGCCCGGATAAAATCGCTGTCGCGATACAGGCCAGAAGATATGCGACGCTTAAACTCGTAGTCGGAGATGTCATCGACCTCGGTCACTCGCTGCGCCGTGTAGAAGCTGCCCGCTGCAAAAGGCAGCAACACATTATCGATCGGCAAGAACTGAGCACAAGGGCGCTTTTTCTTCTCGTCGTACCACATTTTGAGGTACTGAGAACCCCCGAGAGGCAGCTGCGTGAGCATTTGCTCCTGCTCATCAGCAAATTCCTCGATCTGCTCGGTTAACTGCCAATTCATGTAGTCGCGTTTGCGCTCTGCAATAGCGACCTTCTCGTCGTCGACATCACCGATGATCTTCGTCCTGGTCGGCCCGTCCGGTGGGAACATCTCTTTGAACGCACGGGAAGCGAAGTCGACACACGCCTCAGCCATCACGGGGTGTACTACCTTCGATGCACCATTGAAGTTCGCCCCGCCAGGAGCATCCTTGCCCAATCCGGTGCGCCTCAAACCCTCCTCGTACTGCTTGTCGCGCTGCTTGCGGGCCTCTCGATCCTTGCTGATCAGTTCGATGTACCTCAAGGCCAGCGAAGAAGAATCCGAAGAAGGCAGCAGATCACTGTCGGCGAGATTCTGGTAAAAATCCTCATCCTCCATTGGCCCTTTGGTCTTCACTCGAACCACAGCAGAACCATCGGGCAGCTCCTCGATATCGGACTCGTCCAAATCCAGATCCACCTCGACTGGCTCTTCACCAGTTTGAGAGGCATCAGACATCGACTGAGGACCCACGAAACGGTTAAATTCAGGGTCAATAGGCATTTCTGTAGCCATGATACTCTTTCGTGATTATTTTGCGAATATCGGAGCGTACGCTCGAATAGCCTGAGATTCACTCATGCCATTCTGCACCGCCTCCGAAATCATTCGATCGACGTCCGAACCATCCACCGCACCGCCTGCAGCTTTGCCTTTGGGTTTCCTTTCCGGTGCGCGGGTCAACACAGCAGGGTCAAGAACCACCAACGACGGTGCCGAACTCATTCCGTCGTTTATAACTACCGAATCAAGACCCTTTTCGCGTAATTTGCGAACCAACGCAGGGGCCTCGGCGAAGATCGCATTCTCACCCTGCTCCAGGTACTGCCCTACCGGAACTTTAGGATCATATATCCCTAGCAGTTTCGCGGCCTCTGCCACATCCTTGTCCGTCCCAGACTGCTTCGGCTGGGCGTGAAATGTATGCAGCTTTGATCCCCCGACATTGCGCAGGAATTTCTCGGCGGCTTCCAAGTCAGGGGTCGTGAACAACCCCGGGTTCGGAGTCTCGAAATCGGCACCTGCGTGATACACCACACGCGGCGTTAACCCAGCAACCGGCTCGTCGACTCGTTTTGCGGCTCCCTCGCCAATACCCCCGATCGCTTTCTTGAAAGTCAGTGGAAATAGCTCCTGGAACCTCGTCAAGTTCTCCGACATGCTACGAACAAACGGATCCTCCTCGGACACCCTCAGCAAGTCCTCAAGCTTCACCCCAACCCGCGAAGGAAGTGTTTCGAGTTCCTGTGGCGCATGCTTCATCACCATCGGCAACATCGCCCGATACACCGAAGGCCAATCACTCGCCCCAGCGAACATCTCCTGCGGACCCACCGGCATCTGCCCGACCGTCGGTAGCACCCTTCGTGCCGCCTGCGACGCGACAGTCTGCAACACCTCACGCCTGGACACCGGCGTCTCGGTCAGCGACTTGACAGTAACCTCTTTCTTGCCCCGGCCGGGATCGACCTGCACCGTTTTTTCCGTGACCTTGGGTGCGTCGCCCGTCTTTCGCGCCGCCTTCTCGATGTCGGTCAGCGCGTCGACCCCGGCCATAGCGCTGCTCAGCTTCGCAACCGGCAAATCCGGCTTCATACCAATGATCATGCGCCGAGTCAAATCAGGCTTGTCCAGTTCTTTGAGCGCCTTCGCGACGCCCTTTGCCGTGCCGACTGCACCGCCCTTGGCATACTTGCGCGACACTGCCTCACCGAACTCTTTCCACTCCTGCTCAGTGGGACCATTGACAATGACCGGTTCTTGCTTTACACTTCCACCTGCGGCTTTTCGACGAGGCTCAATTGCGCGTGCTTCATGCCGCGCCGTCACTTCAGGCTGCGGTCTGGTGGTCTCCAATTTCTCGCGCTCGGCCTGTCGCCGCATGTACTCCAGCATCAGCTGCTGCTCGAACCGAGTTGGAAATCGTCTCTCGAAATCGCGCCTGACCTCCTGCACGGTGGGCTCGCGCTGCGCCGCCATCTGTGCCTCGCGCATGTCGCGCTCTGCCCTACGTGCAGCAATCCATTCAGCCTCGCCCGCATTCAACTCGGGGGAATACATGGCCAACCCGATTGGCAACATATTCCGCGCCTTGGCAAACGCGGTCGCCACATCGACCGGATCCTGACTGATTGCAGCCGCACCGGCCGGCAGCGCGACGCCGCCCAACACTTTGCCCGCCGACGGAAGCCTAAACCCCTTGGGCAGCTGCCCAGGCAAATCGAGTTCACTGGGCATACGGGTTACTCCGTCTCGGTGTGTTCGAATCGTGGTAATCGTCATCGTCCTCCGCTGGCGCAGGGTCGATGTCCAAGAAACTCATGTCGCGCAACAGCCGCAGCGCCTGCGACAGCGTGTCGGTGAGGTCGTCTCGCTGCGCCTCGGGGAACGAGCACACCTGACCGACCAGCGGCTCTGCCCAATCCCTAGGCTGACCCTTGTGCACCGTGCTCTCAGGAATGTACACACGACCACGCGCTATGATGTTGGCCACCAAATGCAAGCGCTGCACCTTGTCGGCCCGCCCAGGATTGTACGACCTGCACGGGATGTGCGCCCTCTGCAAGTCCTGGATGATCGAAATGCCCGACGCCTTGTCCTCGACCAGGACCATGTCCACGCGCTTGCCCGGCTCACCGTACAGGGATTTGTACTCCTCAATAATCTTGGGCCGCAGATCCGGGTAAGACAAGAAGTCCTCCCAGCAATCAATCAGCATGACGCACAACGGCGAGTCATCAGATGGACGAAACACGCCCCAAACGCTGCACGCCGTCGGATCGTTGACGGTCTTTTCGGTGTACGCGCAGTCGTAGGACTGCAGCACGTAGATGAACTCGGGCAGCGGCTTGTGCGCCTCCCACAGCTTGAACCACTCGCGCTTGACGATGCCGTAGTCCTCGGGATCGATGACCTCGGCGTACAACTCCTGCCGACCGATGCGCGTGCCTTCGTACTGGCTGATGATTTCGTCGCGAAACGTCGGGGCAAGATTATTGAAATTCTCGTGTGTGGTGCCGGTCGTGACGTACACTCGCTCGTCCTCCAGCAGCCGACGCACAATGGGAATCGGCTTTGGCGTGGTGGTCACGACGCCTCGGGGTTTCTCGCCCAGACGCAGACCAAACATCAGATTCGACCACATCTCCTCGGCGTTGCGGAATTTCGCCAACTCGTCGCACCAGAACAAATCGTGCTGCGGACCGCGCAACGTTTCCGGGTCGTTGTCCGAATAAATCGTCGCGATCGCGCCGTTCGGCCACTCGATCCTGCGCTTGGACGGCACGAACACGGGCTTGCACTTCGGGTGGGAGATGGCCAAAATCCCCGACTCGCCCTCGATCATGACGTCACGCGCATCACCAGCGTCTTCAGCGATCAGAGCCACGCGACCCGCCAGCTTGTTTTCGACGTGGTAACGCACGAATTCTGCCCCACAGCGGGTCTTGCCCCACCCCCGCCCTGCGAGAATCATCCAGATCGTCCACCAGTCACCCTCCGGTAAAAGCTGATTGGGTCGAGCCCAGGATTTCCAGTCGTAGAACAGCTCCAACGCCTCAGCGTCCGACAACTCATCCACAAATTCGTGAAAGTTGTTCGGATCAGGTGGCGGCGGCTTACGTCGCCTTTGCCTTAGCGGCGAGCCGAGAGGCCAATTTGTCACGCAAACCCTCTATATTGATATTCGAGTCAAGCTGCCCGGACACGTTCATGTTCACTTCTTTGCTGCGATACCGAGCGTCGTGCCCCATCAGGGTGAATTGCAGCAGAGAATCGCTGTATTTCTTTACGCGATTGCCAGTGTCCACGCCTTGATAAAAGATCGGCTCGTCGACTCCGACCACCGCTCGCCGGTAGGCCTCGCTGCGCATCGTGTCGACCATTTCTTCCTGGATCGACTCCATCATTGCGTCGAACATCGGGTGATTCTTTCGCCAGTCGATCAGCGTATGCCGCCCGATACCGGCGCAAGTGTACGCATGACGCAGCGAGAAGCACTCTTGCTTGCCGTCCCGGTACTCGGCCAGAATCAGCAGCATGAGCCACGCCTTGCTCTCTTCCAGATCTTTCAGGTCGCCTTTCGCTTCGATCGAGGGATCGTTGCACACGACGGAATGCGGCATGTGACTGGACGGCGAGTCCAAGTAGCGCGCTCGGTCACGTCGGATCATGTCCAGCAGCAAAGCGTGAGACACACCAGCTCGACGTTCGTACTCAGCGAGCGTCTCGGGACCAGGGATCTTGGGCCGCTTGTTCATGGCGCGATTAAACCACAGGGACACGCGATGGCGCAAGAATCCAAACTGTAGAACGCATCATTTCTGCCACGCTGCGGTCGTGCGCGTACGTGAGGCGGTATCGGGTTAGCTCTATGTGGTGGTGGAGTAACTCTGGCTGTCTGACGGGCCTCTCTTGTTACATCTGGTGTAACACTCGATGTAACGCCTCACCCTTCGAAGAGCCGCGTCCTTCGGGGCTCTGTCGTGTTTTGTTACGTTGTAGTTATTGTTACATCATATACCCCCCATATTCGCGCATTTCGTAACCAAGGCATGACCCCCGCGTGCGTGTGTAACAAGGTAACACCGGGCCTTCTTCCCGTCGTCGGAAGCTGTTACATCATTTGTTACATCTTGATGGAACAATGTAACGGTGTATTGTTCCCGTGGGATATGGAGGTATCCCCGTGGCGCTTTGCACGCCACATTCGGTCATTAGATCACGGCTGCAGCAGCGCGTCAAGTATTCCGTTTGCGTCCAGCCCCCGTCGTGGGTGCGAGTACAGCATGTTGCGCACCGCTGCGGTCTTGAGTCGTCCGACTTCGACCAGCGCGAAACGGTCCGGCAGGACGAGCAGTTCGGCGCTGTCGCGGTATTCCACCACCAGCCAGCCTCGCCCACCGTGTGCGTGGTGCCGCTGCATCCAGTTGCGTTGATCGCTCGTCCAGGACGGCACGTCGAACGGTAGGTGGTCGGCCCCCCAGTGCGCGTACGATTTCAGCTCGATCCAGCCGCGAAGGTCGGCGGGCACTGAACAGCTGAAGTACACGTCCGGGATCCCCGGCGCGGTCGCGATCGACTCGATTCGTTGGGCGCACCAGTGCCCACCCATGCGCTGGTTGAGCCAGTGCCACAGAGCACGTTCAGGGCTGACCATCGAGCACCTTTCGCAGCGCGTTCACCAGTCGCATACTGGCGACTCCGGGGTTCGGGGCGGTCTTGACCGCCGCCGGGTCGATGCCGTGACGGATAGCCAGCGCACATTTCTCGTCGGGGCTAGCGCAGCTCTTGACCAGGGTACTTGCGAGGTCCAGGCTCCGGGCCTGCCTCGACCGGGTCTCCGAGGCCTTCCGTGGGGTCTCCGTTGCGTTCTCCTGGGTTCCCCGGGATATACATACCGACCGACCTTCCGAAGCCTTCCCGAGCCCTTCCTTGACCACCCGGCCGGCCTCGATCACCGACCCCTCCTCGGTGGTGTAGCGGGTGCCCAGGCGGCGGGCGTAGTCGCCCTTGGCCCAGTACGGCACGTACAGCGGATCCCCCGCCGGTCGGGGCGAGTGCTCGGTCAGCACCGCGTGGATTGGGTGAGTCATCGCGAATCTCCTAGTCTCGGGTATTTCTCAGTTCGAATTCTCGCGCCACCTCGGCGGTAACGATCGCCTTGAGTAGGTCGGCGTAGTTGTATTGCGGGCCGATGGCCAGCTGAATTTCGTCCCATACCACCTTGGCGCGTTGGCTCTGCTCGATGGTGTCGTGCGGCAAGTTAGCCAGCCGGTGCAGCGCCCGCAGCAGGTGGATCACGCGATCCAGGTCCGAACCTTCTAGTGTCATGATGCGGCCCCCTTTTGATCAGCCCAGCCGCACGTCGAGTGCGTACAAAGCGGCTTCGATTCGGTTCGACAGCGCCACCGGTAACCCGCTGACTCCGGCCAGATGAGACGCGCAGTCCGCGAAGTGCCCAAGCTGCGCGGCCTGGATCGCAGCTTCCAATTCGGGCACGTCGGCCGGTTGCAGCGCCGATCGGGCTTCGGTCAGCAGCGCCAGTAGCATCTGGCCCTCGTCGGCCGTGCCCACGCGAAACCCTTCGGCCTCCAGCTGCTCCACCAGAGCCGGCAGCGCCGAGAGTCGCACTCGGGCCGACGTGCCGCCGTCCAGCCTCTTGCGTGCAGCCGGGGTCACGGCCGAAATCGTCGCCGTCGTATCGGCGAAGTACCACGGAGTAACGAGAAAATCACTGACCATTTGACGCTCCCACGAGACGGTTTATCCTGTTGCACAGCGCGTCCAGGCACCCGG